TGGTTCTGGTTCTGGTTCTGGTTCTGGTTCTGGTTCTGGTTCTGGTTCTGGTTCTGGTTCTGGTTCTGGTTCTGGTTCTGGTTCTGGCTTGGCTTCCGCAAGTCTAGCCGCTTTCTCTAATTCAGGAATTAGCCGGCTGTATTCGGCTTGCGGTATCGAGGCTAACATTTTGGTTATAGACGCGCAGCCCTTAACTCCGGCTTGGGAGAGCGTAAGTTTTAAATAGGGTGACCCCTCAGCGTCTATAATACGAGAGCATAGCGATTTAAACCTTGCCAGGGCTCTCGTTCTATCTTTCGGTTTCTCTGCCGGACGGACTGCAGGGGGTTCAAGAGAGGAGTTTTGTAAAATCTGTAATATCTTTAAAGCTCTTGGGTCTTCTGCATCTAGCGAAAACGTAAGGGAGTTTTTCATAGCTTTATGGCTCTATAGTTTATATTTTGGTCTCTAAGCCCGTCGGTTTAAGAGGAGCTGAAATCAGTATATGATAATAGAACCGTTAAGGCAAGTGTTTTTGTAAATATTTCTATAGATACTTGGGATTGCTTCACAACTACATGGACTAACTCGAAGTTTTGCGTTATAATAAGGACGCATTTGTTTGTGCTTAGATCTATGGCTTGGTTTCATCCTTCCAAGCCATAGATTATTTTACCCCTACATATCCGGCCGTAGCATGTCCCTTGTAAAGTGCAAGGATAGATTCGGATGATGCTCAATCATAACAACGCCTTTTTTACTTACTCGCCCTCGCGAACACCAGCCATGAACCACCATAGAATCAATATCTAGCATCTTCGCTAGATGCGCTTTAGTGCCCGCCGTGTTAATTAACGCCTGCAAGCCCTCTAGCTGAATTTCGCCTATCTGTGTTTTAGTCTTAGTTAACAAAGTACACCCCTTAAGATATTGCTTAAAATTTAAAAACTGATACTAATACGTACATGACGGCTACCGCTCCGACAAGCTGCAAAGTGCCATACCACCACGTCCGTTCTATATCTCTAGCCCGGGCTCTTCTAGCGTCTGCCCGCTCTTGCTTGATCTGGTGCTTATGATATGACTCGAAGCTGTTGCGGGAACACAGCTTAATTAAAACTATTATAAACACTACAAGGATAAGTAACTCAATCACGGTGCCTCCGGCGGTCTCGTAAGGTAATTAATGGATGTCGCACAGTATACGGCCGAAAGCTTACTATTTCAAGTGTAATATAGCTTATGCTACAAGTTTCTTGTGACGAAGTAGACAAAGCTATAAACGAATTTATAATTGCAAATATAAACGTATGCGCGTATAGTTCCGATGTCTTAGCAATATGCTGCTAGACTTTTAACTCTGTAAGTCAAACTTAGAAAAGTGAAAGCTGAAGGTGCTTAATGTCATGGCTCGAATGTGTGCTTAACATTTGGGTATTCTTGGCGATAGCTGCGGGGGCAAGCTTAATGATACTCATAAATGTAATAGAGGCTTATATACTAAAGCGCAAACTCAGGAGGCTGAAAGATGGGCTTAACATAATGTCCGATGTAGATACAATAAACTTGCAGGGGCTTAAAACTGCACGGCACGCCCGGGGCAAAAATAAGACTAAAAATAAGAATAAAAATAAAAGTGGGAACTAAAGAGACTTAACTTAATTTAAAAGCATAAGATAAAAAGGATACCTGATACATGACTAGAATGTATAAACTGGATGCGCTCGAAAAATATAGAGCCCTGGGTGCAACCTTAATACCTCTTCACAAGTGGGACGGCGTAAGGAAATCATCAAAAGGCAAGGATATACAGCTGGGTAAAGTCCCGAAAGATGCAAAATGGCAAATTAAACCTTTCGAGCAGTCCCGGGAGAATCATCTTAGTTGGACAGCTAAAGGCGAAAATTTAGGCTACCGGATACCTCCGGGCGAGGTTGTTATAGATATTGACCCCAGAAACTTTAAAAAAGGGGTTGATTCTTGCGATAAATTAGCTGAAATGCTCGGCTATTTTGACGTTGAGGAAATGCTAAGTGATAATTTGAGTGTAAAAACAGGAGGCGGTGGATTCCATATATACTGCACGATACCCCCCAGCCTAGCTGTGGATTGCGAAGTGCTCAGCAACGCACTGCCCGATGATGAGCTTCCTGGAGTCGAATTTAAGCGGAAGCAAGTTGTTGCTGCGGGGTCTAGGCACCCTGACGGGGACTATTATACCTGGTATGAGGGCTCACTGAATGGAAAAAGAGATCTAGACCCCGCGATAGTTAAAAAGCTAGTCAAGAAATACGACCCCGCCGACGGTGCAGAAAGCTCCGTCCTTACTCCGCAAGAGCTTGAAGACCTGGTCTTATCAAATCTAAATCCCGAAATAGAAAGATATTTAGAATACGAGCACTGGCGTAATCTGCTTTTTGCGTGCCACCACGCAACCGGGGGTCTTGGTGAGGACGAATTTGTTAAATGGAGCGCTCAGGCTGAAGGGTATGAAGATCATGAGGATACTGTCCGTGGCCTGTGGCAAGGCGCATCAGTCGAGAGACCGGGAAGTGTCACCGCTCGAACTTTAATATTTGAACTTCGAGAGAACGGTTTCAAGGCCGCAGCGAATATGCTAGATGGAGTCTTGGAATTTAACGCACTAGAAGTCCTATCCTCCGGGGGCTTGGAGACCTCAGAAGACCCAACCCAACGCAATACCATGCGAAGTGCATACGTAAACATGCGGAACCATTTCAAAAAAGACGCGGTCATTACTAGTCCTGGTGAAGCCATCAAGCTTGCTCAGGCCATGGGCAAAGACAGCACTGAAGAAGACTTTAAGCGATGCATCGAAGTTATTTCTTGTGCCGGAACGCTAGAGCAAGCAGAGGCATCAGCCATCCTGGCTAAAAACACGCCCCTATCAAAAGCTCAAGTAACTAAAAAAGTGGCGTCTTACGCTCTTGATAGGACGGATAGCATCGCTCTAACTATCGCTGACGCTGTGGCTACGTATCTGTTTAACGAAGGTCATCACGTCTTGCAAGAGCCGGGAGGCATATTATATCGATACTGTGGCACCCATTGGGTCACTGTACCTGAAGCCACAATCAAAAAACACGCACTTGCAGCTTTCGAGATCTATAAAAAGTCTACCGGACTCAAAGGAGTGCGCGAAATAGCCGTAGCTAACGACGCAACATCCTTGCTAAGCGCTAAAGCTTCTGACGCGCTGGGGGCTGCAAGGCTAAACACAAAAGCATACGTCGAAAACGGGGTATTAAACTGTACGAATGGTGAACTTTGGATAAACGAAGACGGGAGCTTTATTAGAAAAGACCACAACTATGCGAGCTATCAAGTCAACTGCCTCGATATCGAGTTTAACCCCGACGCCAAATGCCCTAAATTCATAGAAATGCTTAAAGGGATATTTTCTGACCTCGAAGACGATGTGCGGGACGACATGATCAGGCACATCTTTGAAATTTTCGGATACGTCATGCAGCCTAAAAAGTTCCTAGAAGCCTGGTTTATGTTTCATGGGAGAGGATCCAACGGAAAAAGCGGGATCATAAATGTATTCAAAAAAATACTAGGGAGCGCGAAGATGGAGCCTCCTATTAACATCCTAGACGCTGTGGCCGGAACCCAAAACTCCGACAAGCATTTAACTTTTTCTCTAGCCGGGAAAAACGCCATATTTTTTGACGATATAGACCCCCACGCTAAATTGAATAGTACAGGGCTTAAAAAGCTTTCCGCGCCGTATTCTTTTACCGCGAACCCGAAAGGTACAAAACACGAAGAAATTGAGTATACCGGCACTATGATCCTAAGCGGAAACGGATATTTCCCGGTACGAGAGCAAAGCTTGGGTTTCACTCGACGTATTAATGTCATCCCTTTTACTAAGTCTTTTGAAGTCGGTAAAGACGCAGATACAGGACTCTATGAGAGCATACTGAACGACCGTGGCGAGCTGTCAGGCATACTAAACCAGTGCCTAGATGGACTTAAGCGCATACGAGCCCGAGGGATGCTAAAGATACCCGAGCCTTGCGCCAAAGCTAAAGACCATTGGTTCAATGAGTCTAACTCCACAGCGCGATTTATAAATACAATGCTAGTTAAGCAAGCCGAAGGGTCGCAAACAAAAGTCAAAGACATCAAAGAAGTGTACCAAGCTTGGTGCGAAAGCGAGGATATCTTGATTAAACATAGGTTGCAGAGACAGAAACTAATAAACGCATTAAAAGATAGAGGGTTCCATGTCTCTGATAGCACAAAAGGAGGTCTGCAAAGGGTTACAAACGGGGGATTTACTCTAGAGGGGTATAAAATGCTTAAAGAAGACTGCTGTGTAGATATAGAACAGAGTACTAGCAAGCTGTTTGAATCTTAGCCCGAAGGTAGCCCCTTTGCCACTAAAGTCGAAGCTTTTAAGCACTTTTCGAGGTGTTTTTAAGGGCTTCGGCTTTTTTGGTTTGAGGTGTACATAAACTGAGCTTTTTGAAAAAAAATATTAACTTTTTCTTGACTTTTGAGCTGTTATGTGCATTGTTGGACAGTATATATACTATAAGGGTGAAAAAAACTTTTATTCTACACCTACCTCAAAGCTGAAAAGTGTAAAATATAAAATGTATTGTATATTATATGTACAATGACACATTTCATATAAGAGCTGAGTATAAAACAAAAGTTTTTTTCTCCCTTTTTGTACATTAAGTAGCCGATACCCCCTTTTAAGCCCGAATCCGTATACATATCGATCAAAAAGGCAAGTTTCACTGTACACTAGATATACAGTTTAGATAGAAAACGGAAATCAGGGGTTGAAAGCTTGATTTTTTGCCTAATTTGTGTTCTATTAAGGGTGAGAGACGATAACCCAAGGCAAATGGTCAAATGTCAACCCGATTAGAGCCAGCAGATTTACGCATAGCCATCGAGTCAAAAAACCTCGATGACCCGCTTGTGTTTTTAAATTCTATCATGCAAGGCCACGATCCCCGAGCACTATCTAAAACGTATCAAAAAGTCCTAGAGTTAGAACAGGTTCAGAACTTTGAAGAGCACGACCCCGTAGACCTCTGTCAAGAACTAATCGAATTGATCAAGCAAGATCTCAAATTTGAACCCGTAGGGGTCAGAGATTCGATAAATGCAGGCAAAATCCTCTCTGAGTACGTCCATGCGAAGAGAAAGAGTGTCGAGATAACCGAAGGTACCAGCCAGAGCAATGCGGCGCTTGTACCCCTATCAGAGGCCGAAATACAAGAGTTCAAAGAGATCTTTAACGATGAGTTTTGAAACCGAGGACGGCTTCGCATGGACAGCTAATCAACTTCGAATGTTACGATACATGCTCGAAGCTGATGGCATTCAGTTTATGCGCTATTTTTTTAGACTTCGGGAAGGTAGTAGGGCTCGGAGAAATTGGCACCATTATGTTATCCAATACGTCCTCGACGCGGTTTTAGCGGGTAAAATACACAAATTAATTATAAACCTAGCGCCAGGCTTTAATAAAACTGAGCTTGCAGTAATCAATTTTATAGCTAGAGGTTTAGCAATTAACCCAAGATCTAAGTATATTCACACATCGTATTCGGGTGATTTAGCTCAAGTGTCCTCTAGCTCTATAAAAACTACAGTGACAAGCCCAGCATATCAAGAGCTTTGGCCTATGGTCGTCAGACAAGACACCAAAGGAAAAAAGCGTTGGTTTACAGAACTCGGCGGGGGTATGATGACAGCACCCTCAGGTGGTCAAATCCTAGGCTTTAGAGCTGGAAGAATGGAGCCAGGCTTTACAGGGGCATTCATAAATGATGACCCCCTGAAGCCCGATGATGCCTATTCGCAAGTGAAACGGTCAGCTATTAACAATAGATTTAATAACACAATGCGGTCAAGATTAGCTTTAGACGCCACCCCATTCATAAACATCATGCAGAGGCTCCACGAGGACGATCTGACGGCGTTTTTACTCTCAGGGGGTAGCGGGGATGTCTGGCATCATCTTTCACTGCCTGCGAAGCTCTCAGCTGACGTAATAGACACGCCATACCCGGAGAATTTCACCCATGGCATTCCAATTAATATAAATAAAATTCTTCTAGCTATGCATGGTGGGGCTGAGTATGAATTTTAGCGGGCAAGCTATTCAGGACTTACCGAAGTTTATACCTGTCGATACCCCCTTGTGGTCTTTTAAGCTCGATTCTTATTCGATAGACAAGCTAAGTCAGGCGGATCCGTATACATTTAGCTCACAATATCAGCAGTGCCCAAGCCCCGCAGCTGGGGGAATGTTCAAGGATTCTTATTTTAAATATTATGACATCTTACCCCCAGACATTTCGGTAGTTAGAATCTACGGTGACACAGCTCAAAAAGTAGGCGAGCATAATGACTTTTCAGTTTTCCAGTGCTGGGCGTATAGTCGAAATAGTGGTATATACCTCGTAGATCAGTGTAGGGGGAAATGGGAAGCGCCAGAGCTTGAACGAGCCCTTCTAGATTTCTGGGGCAAACATAAACCCTCAATTTATAAGCCAATGGGCGCACAATGTGTTAAAATTGAGGACAAATCTAGTGGATCTAGTCTTATACAATCGATTCAAAGAGACTATAATATACCCATCGACCCGATACAGAGACATCGCGATAAAGTCTTACGCGCTATGGGAGTCATAAAATATTTCAGCTCTGGGTACATACATCTGCCACAAGATGCGGACTTTTTACACGACTATAAGGACGAATTTAGGAAGTTTACGCCCACAATGACCCACAAACA